TCGTTTGTTTGTAGCCCTCGCCAAGGATGCTGATGCCGTCAAAGGACTCCGCCTTGATGAGTGTGGAACTGATGAGATAGCTACCTGCTGGACAGAAAAGGATTTTCCCCTGCCCTGTGCAATAAGTGACGCCTGCCTGAACCGCTGCGGTCACATCAACTAAAAGCGTTCCTGCTTGCACGTCAGCGATCTGCGCGGCTGTCATAAAGTCAAACACGCTCTTGAGCATTCCTCGCAGCGCAGCTTGTACTGTGTTTGCGACCGCCCCCGTTCCCAGCGGTTGATTGCCAACAAGGGCGGAACCTGCGGAGGCGGCTAGGGATGCCTCGAACGCATTTAGTGCGGCCAAGAAAGCAAGCGCAGTTACGCTTGTGGCTTGATTAAGCTGATTGCCGTCTTTATCGTAAAGCGTGAAGGTATAAACTACGCCTTGGACTAAAAATAACTGGCAAGATACACCGGACGCATTCGATATTTCGCCGCGGGAATTGAGCGGGATCGGATTGGGGAGCGGAGTCGTGCCGGCCGCGTCCTGATAGGTGGCATAGTTGACGCCGCCGACCTGGGTCAGTACGCTCCCTCCGGCCGCAGGATTGCCTCGGTTGTCGAAGAACTGAAGAACTGTGGGCGGGCTAGAACCTACGATTGCAGTCATGCTATGATGTCCTTATGGATGATCACACCGCGCGAATGATTCTGTTGCCGGTATTTGTCATACTGGTTCAACTTCTAATCCTGCGGCCTTTGGGTCGCTTGTTCCGTCGCTACCGCACCAGGAATAGCGGCTCCGGTCATAAGTCGGTTTCTCAAAGCTTGACTCGGCGTTGAGGACATTAGCGCCTTGATCGTGACGCCAGGATTCAGGGCGGCGCCGACATCGGTCTGATTCTTCGCGGCAGCCAAGCCCTCTGCGATACCCTTGGCGATCGGCATGCGCTTTGCGATCTGAGCAACGGCGCTGTTTTTCAACATCGACACGCTGGCATTGACTACCGAAGATCCCGTGTTCGAGGTATTCACAGCGGATGCGACTGGAAATTTCTTCGCCGCCTCGACCGTCGATGCAAGATTCTTGAACGTGTCAACGGCTGGTTTCGGCAGGAGCGCATCCAGCTTGGCAGATTTGACTGGATCGTTTGCCCAGCCGCGCAACGTCGCCTCCGAGACCGCCCCGCGAGCGTCTGACGAGGAATTGAGCGCCTGGCGCTTGATCTCGCCCATGAGAGTTTGGCCGATCTGCTGCGGTGCTTCTGGGTCCAGTTTCGACAGAAACGCGAGGTTTTTCCCAGCCACCGAGGGCGCGGAGTTAAGGAAATGCGTAGCAAAAAGCTGCTCCGGCGGTTTGCCGTCCTGAACCACCGCCTTGACCATCGGCTGAAAATTCGGGTTAGGCATGCCGTTCAACTGTTTAGGGTCGAGCAATGACATCTGCTGGGCGTGGGCTTGCCGCGCGGCCATATACGCTTGTTTCGCCTCAGTCCCGAGGTCATCAGCAATCGGCGCATCCATGAGAAGACTTCGTGCTTGATTGATGGCGTAAGCCGTCGATCCGTCAGCCCCTCGCGCCGCCTGCCCCCAGATTTTGTCGAGTGCCTGAGATTGGGCGACCGTCAGCGGAAACTCTCCGGCGCCAAGCGAATCGATAGTTTTCTTGATATTCGGCGGCAGCGCGTCATACACATGGCTTGCTTGCGGAGTATCAAGGGCCGCTTTAATGCTGTCTGCGGCTTTAATCCCATCCATCGCGGCAGACTGGCCCGCTGAGTTGCGCACCCCGGCGTATAGGGCATCCTTGCGCGCCTGCAAGGCGTCCCAGAACGATTGAATGCGATCGGCGTACTTGGCGCCGGTTGATACTGGATCAGGAGCGTTCCTAGCACCCAGGGCGTCAAGGTTCTGGATAAATGCCGCGTTCTGCCCGGTCAGTTGATTGGTGATCGGCTCCCCTACACCAGTCACGCCGCGCAGGTTCTGCTCGCGCGCGAACTGCATCGCGTCTCCGGTTGCCTGCCCGCGAGTAAGATTTACAGGAACTGGTAGGGATTCAGCCACCGCGCGATTTGCTACTGAAGTCGGAGATACATCCGCACCATGCTCAAGGGCGGATTGCACATCCTGTTTTAGCCCCGCCAGCACATTGAGGTTGACGGTAGCGGGGTCGTGTCCAGCAGCTTGCACAGCTTGATTGATGACGGCATCAGGAGCGCCGGCAGCGACTGCGGCTTGACCGCTTCCGAACAACTGCCGGGCTTTGCTCATGCCCCACCGTACGGCTGGCATAGCGCCCTCGATTACGGAACCGAGAATGCCGCCAGTGCCTGCGCCCACGGATGCGCCTTTAGATGTGTCCCACCAGAAACTGCCTGGATCAGTGGGCTCCGCGGCCGCCTGCATTCCGCCTGCCACGCCACCTTGCAAAGCAGCCTGCCCGACTCGGCCGACGACTGTTTCAGCCGCGCCCGCGCCACCTCCCAGATAATTGACCGGATTTGCCACGTTTCCGGCAAGCCGCCACCAGTCAATTCCGTTCTGGCCGGCCATCGCTCGGGCCTGCTGATATTGCCCGTTGCGCTGGGTAACAATGTTGTCAAACTGCTGTGTAGATACCGGGTCTTGCCCTAAACCTCGGCGCAGGAGATTCATCGCCCCTTCAGGAACTACATGCTGCGCTATGCGTCCCAGGCCGACAAACGCATCGCCAAGCCCCTGCGTAAAACTTTGCTCCGCACTCGGCGCTTTGCTTGGGTCAATCGTCTGCGGTGTCTCGTCTCCAGCCGATGCGATGGCCGCGTTGATGTCAACAGGAGCGCCAGGCGCGGCGGCATATTGCAGCGCGTTCGTGATGTCGGCCACTACAAGGCTCCCAGACTTTGCAGGACGGCGTGTTTAGCCTGCAACGCTTTCTGCTCCCCTGCTCGAATATGGAGTTTGGCGTAATTTTGGGCTTGCCCTTGATCTTTCATTTCGGCTAGTTGGAACAAGCGCGGGTCTGCGTTTTCACGCCAAAGTGCCTCGAACTGCTGTTCGTTCTGTAGGGAATGACCCGGCTCCGCAAGCCATTTATCCATCGCGCCGGCTTTAGCGAGAGACATGCGGGTAAGGCCGGCCATGTACTGAGCCACGTCCTGCACTGTGCGCGCGTCCTGTTGCTGATTCGGCTGCGAGTGCAACGCTAGGTCTAAGCGGGCATCAGAGCCTTCCAAGCCCATCTGCTTGCCCATCCGCGCGGCATTCTGCGCCATGAACTTGGCGAGCTCGTTGTAATTGTTCGCGTACTTCGCCGCCCCTTCAAAGCCGGGAAGCCCAGAGACCGCTGTAGCGAGCTCGGCGACATTCTGACTGCCTGGGCCAAGGTAAAGCCCAGGCGTCGCGGCCAGTGATTGGATGCGGTTCAGGATGTCGTGATTCGTCAGACTGTCCGCGGCCATCGTTCGCGTTGACGTGACGGTATCGACGTTGCTCTTTACCTGTCCCGCCTCGCCCAAGGTCAGTGTAGGCGGTTGCTCAGTCTGGGCAGTTTTCGCTGCGCCCTGACCAAATACCGCCTGCGGGCCATTTTCGTGTAACATAATCGCCGTGGCGATCGCGTGCCTTTGTACCGGATTGCTCAGGTCGATCTTTTGATCCGGGGCGATCCCGAGACGTTTTGCCGCATCCGCAATGTAAGCAGCGGTATTGTTTTCTCCCGGAGGCGCCCACTTCGAGATTACCCCGGAAAGCGTATCGACTCCTTCCGTTCCGTATTTCGTGAGATTCGCATCCAGCGCCGACAATCCTGCTTCCGGCGTCTGGTATTGCGCGAGCTTGCCACCGGGCATCAGCGCACCGGGGTTGTTGGCCTTCAATGGCGCAGTTTCTCCTGGCTGCGCGGCCGCACCTGTTCCGGCCCCAGTATTTACCGCCCCCCCCTGTCCGACCCTGATTGCATGGCCCGGGTCTTGCGGGTTAAACGCCCAGGAATTCCCGGCCTGATCCTGAAAGGTTGACATACCCGGAGGGACGCCTTTCGTAATCGCCGGCACAGCCCCCAGATTGCCCCCTGCTGCCTGCGGATTTACGTTCGTGAGCTTCGGCCCTACATCCGCATAAGTCGGCGCCTGCGTGGCTGCTTGGCGTGAGGCATCCTCAGCCTGAAGCTGGATCGTGCTTATGCCCTGCGCGAGCTTTCCAGGAGGCGCATGGACGGCGACTTGGCCGTAAATGTTGGCTACCCGCTGCGCATCCGGTCCGCCGGCCTGCCCGAACTGCGCCATTGCGTCCGTCACTTTCTGGCGACCGGTCGGATTGTCCGCTATCACATCGGGGTCTGTCCGAAGCGCCCCAACCATCGAGCCGAACTGTCCGCGCAATTTGTCATTGAGCCCGACGAGAGATTGTTTGTTCTGGATCTGCTGCCCTCGTATCGCCGCCCCGGCTTTTATCACATCAAGGAACTGGTCGCCAGCAGCTTGTTGCAGACTCGGGTCAGCCATCATCTTGTCGGTGCTTACCGTCCCGGTGCCATCGTCGTACTTGCTCCAATCGACGCCGGCGATGGCTTGACGCTGGGCAGCGCTTTGCTGCGCCATCTGGGTGGCCGCAGCGCCTTGCTGCAGGGTCTGCTGTTGCTGTGCAATCCCGATATTCTTTGATTGAATGGCCTGCTGCTGCTGTTGCAGCCCCATCAGGTCAGAGATTGTTTTCAGGCCGCCAGCAGGGTTGACGTTGACCCCCGCGGCTACGGGCGCGCCGAAGTCGCTCACGATCCGGTCCAGCCCTGAGAGGCGTTCAGCGATGCGATCGGGTCAGAGCTTTGATTGGCGGCATTGATCGCACTTTGCGGAACTTGTGAGCCTGAATTTCCAGACATGAGATACGCCAGCGGAACAGCCGCGCCGCCGAGCGCGTTCGCTGCGCCCACTGTGCCAGCCGCTTGCGATGCTCCTGCCGCCGCCCCGGCTTGCGCGATTCCGGTCCCGAGTGCTGTTCCTGCCGTCCCGACATTGGTCGCCGCGTTCTGACCCAACGTTGCGATCTTGTTGAGTCTGTCGAAAATGTTGTTCTGCTGCGTCTGCGTGTTGGTGAAATAGTTCTGGTAGGTCTGGCTCGCTAGCCCTTGATTGAAGCCCATCAGGTCTTTCAACGCAGGACCGGAAAGCGCACCGACGCCCGGGGTGTCTGCGTTGCGTACGGCCTGCCCCCCAGTCTTGAGGGCGAACTGATAGCCCGGGTAACTTTCCAGCTGCGACATCGACGGATTGAATGGCTGCGTAAGCGATCCATATCCGGATGCCCCGGTATTTCCAGACGTTCCAAGCAGATCGGACAATTTCGACGTTGCGGCATAACCCGGCTGAATAAAGGGCTGATTTTGCTGGTTGATGGTTTGAAACATCTGCTGCTGCGTGGCGGCAGCTTGTTCTTGCCCTTGAGCCTGTGTATTAGCGGCAGACTTGCTGCCCATATACCCCAGTACAGCGCTTCCCGCTATCGCGGCGGCTACCCATGCCATGACAGGCTCCTTAACTCGTTGCGCGCGTCAAAGAGCGCCAAGCCGTCAGGCTCTACAAGTTCAGCTTCAATTTCGTCCAGATCGCGAGAGTCCGTTCGGTGGACATTCAGCACGATGCAGTCCGTGTGTGCATAGCCCGCTCGCTTGATACCTGGAGCGCTTACAACAGTGAAAGGCGCTTTGACCAGCCGTGGAGCGTGACCGTCTCCGGTAAGTGTCATTTCGCCAGCGGTCAGAATGAAAAGGTGTTCCCGCTTGTGGACCTTCCCAACAATCAAAGTTCCGGCTACGCAGTGCATTTCCCTGACATAAACGCCGTCAGAAAAGTGGTGGAACGTGGGAATATCGACCTGCGGAAATTCGGCCATTGCCGACTGCAAAACTTCCATCTTTTCGCGTGTCGGCTCCTCGTTTGCAATCAACGCGGGGATCATTGGATAATCAGCCCGGACATGGTGAAGGTGATCGAGGTCGCGGCGCTCGCGTACGCGCGCAATGCCGAGCCTGCCGGAATAACAGCTCCCGCCAGTTCCGGGGAGACATAAGCCTGACCAGCGGCCAGCGTCATAGCGGAAATGAGGGTAGTGCCTGCGGCAAGAGCGCCGCCAGTCGTGATGCCCGCCGTGATGGTCAGAGCGCCTGCGGTCGTGTTGGTGAATACGGCGCGGCCGATCTTGGCGGAAGTAAGGGCTGGGGCGGTATAGACTGCGGCTGCGTCAGTGCCGGCGAGTTGCGCGGGCGCTACGAGTTGAACGAGGGTGATTGTCGCCATCTGCGAATGCTCCCAAAAGGGTTAAATTGCACTCGCCTAAATGACGTGGGGCTATTATATGCCAACAATCAATAGACGAGATATTGACGAGTGATACCTAGTCAGATACCCACGCGCTCCCGTTGTAGAAAACTGGCGTCGTAACCGTCCCGCCGCCGACGAGCACGCCAAGAAAAGTCGGCGCTACCGCATCGGTGACATAGGCGTGCATCCCTACGGTGCCAGCTGGAAGCGTTGCCACCGTGTAGCCGCCGCTGCTGAAGGTCGTGGTTGGGTTAGACTGCCCGACGATTGCTAGGCCTTTAGCGGAAGCGGATGCTATTGGTGCGCCGTTGAAATATAACGCGCCGGGAAGCGCAATTATTTGATCCAGAATATCCGCAATGAGCGCTTGAGCAGTTTGCAGCATCGATAGAAGCTGAGCAGCGTCTGCTCCGGAAGCGTCAATATCAACTGAATCGACATCCTGTGGACGTTGGCTGAGCTTCGCAACATCGGCGCTTACAGAATCAATATCAGCGGAATCCAACACCACATTAGAGGATTGCGCGTTCGGAATTTCCGAAGCGTCGATGCTGTCAATCAGCAGCAGATCAATAGAACTTCCCGGAATGGCTCCGTTTGGCTGACTCAGTACTTGGTGCGAAAGGTTGTACAGCAGGAGATACCACGTTATGTCTATGGTGACATTCCCATCCGCATCAGCCTTTCCGAGTGAAGCAGTCTGAGGCGGGATGGTTTGATGGAGACTACCGTTGCTCATGCTGAGCTTGCTGCTTTTAGAGTGACGCCGACAATATCCCTACGAACGGGATCGATGACTTCTAGATCAAGCACCATGTCACGCGCAAAGCTGAGCTTGCGCCACATCGTGCGGTTCTTGGTTTCTCCGATCTTGCCGATAGGTGCTTTCCATTGCATTCCGAAAGTCTGGCCGCCGTCCCGCGAAATTGTAAGCGTAGCCTGTGGGTCTGATCCAAGTCCGCTCGCGGTGCCAGTGCCAGGCGTGAAATCGATCTGAAGGCTCGCCACGAAAACACGTCCACGCTGGCCTTCGTCCCAAATATGTGGAGACCTGCGCTTGGCAAGCAAAGGCCAGCCGGCGTCGGTGAAAGCCGAGCGCGTGAGTTGGTAGAGACACCCAGACTGATAATCCCCGACGATCCGCATCCCCGCGAAGTTCATGTAGCAGTTCGAGCGGTTGCGGTGGAACTGCTGCGCGTAGGGATCATAGGACGGGCGTTTATGGAGCAGTTTGGTCTGCGCGTCATAGACCCAAGTAACGTCAGCGGTCGGGAACGTCAGCACGTAGAATTCGTGCGTGTCCTCCTGATACGTGTAGCCTATCGCGTCAGAGGTCACGGCGTAGGTTCCAACCTCGTCGCCAAAAGCTGGGGTAGAAACGACTATCCCTGAGAATCCTTGCGTCACGACTATGACGTTTTCGCCCCGATCGGAACGGCCAAAACAAACAATACCATCCTGTCCGCCAGCGCTAAACCGAGCAACAGAAGCTGCCGCCTTGGTGCCGAACTGCATGAGGGTGCCGACAAGCCGCTGGAATGGGAAATACTGGCCGCCGGCGTCGTACCAGACCTCGGTCGTGCGTTCCCCAATCAGCCAGAGCTGCTCTTTGCTTTCGAACACCGCCATGAGATTGTCGGAGGCCGCGTCTTTCAGAGCAAAGTAGGAGCCATCAAAGCCGGTCCCGTACTGCGGATAGTTCGTGTAAAACGTCTGCGTCCCGGGCTGATTGAATATCCACCAGCCGTCAATGTACGCGACGGTATTGGAACCGAGGAAAGCCGGGTCCGTGATCTGGGCGAATGCCTGCGTGGCGATGTTGTAGAGATACCCATTTGGGCCGTCCACAAGCACCGCGTAGCCGCCGATATTGTTGTCCCGGATACTGACAGGGCCGGAACTCGTTGCGAGCGTCCCTACGGCCGTCAGCGTCATTCCTGAGCTAACCAGATAGCAGGTGTTGCCGATGACCGCCAAGGCCGTCTGCCAGCCCGGTAACACCCAACATCCGCGCACCGGCAGATTAGGCCCAGAGTAAGGCGTGGGCCATGTCGTCGGATCGTCCCAAACCTTTCCGCCGCCTGGCGCGGTTGCCTTCACGACGAGCCCAGGACACCCGAGCAATGCTATGGCTTCCTTTGCGTTTTGCGGGTCGATTTCAGCATAGAAGTTATAGCAGAGTTGCGTGTTCTGCTGCGTGTTCGGCGCAACGTCCTCCCCGCCAGCAAAGCCAAAATCTCCGAAAATTTGTAACGGAGATGACCAGCTAGGGGCGTCATTGTCAGGGCGTTGCATACATTATCGCCCGTACCCGCCATGAAACACCCACCCCCCGTCAGGCCGATTCCCCCTCGAAAGCTCGCGGTCGTACCTCGATACCTGAGCAGGCTGCGCATTCAGCGACTTGACGAAATCCGCCGCTTCCTGAGCCAGCTTCAACGCAAGCGGTGAAAGCGCTATCCCGTACTCAAGCGAAATGTCGCGCATGAGCAACAATTTTAGACAACGCGCGTAACCCTGCGGCATGACGAGGACTTGATTCAGCGTCATGTTGTCAAGAATGGTGTCGGTGAAAAGATGGACCGCAGCACCGTTCCCCGGCGTCTGATAGACGTTCAGAATCCCGTACGGGAATTGGTTGTTGTACCAAGCCACGATAGGCCACGGCCCGGGCTGGGCCTTGTACAGAATCGAGGTGTATTGCGCTTCGGTCTGACACACGTCCAGCGTAAAATCAAGCGCGTTGAATCGCGTGAATCCGTGCGTGATGCGCAAAGGCCGCACGATTGGGAAATCGCCGGGAACGGTATAGCTGAAACTGTCAGCGCCGTTCGACGTTGCGGTGGCATTAGCCGACATAGTGATTGTGGTAGTCCCGATAGCCGTGACCGTGGTATCGGCCGGCAGAAGCCCTTGCGTGTCGGTCAGGATAGAGCCAGAGCCCACCGCATAGGCAGCAGCGGCGCCCGCCACCAGATTTGATGGAATGTTCGTTACCGCCGTGATGATGTTCGACGCGCTCGTCAGCGTTCCGGTAAATGCCGACGACCCGAGCAGCGTCATAATCGGATTGCCGACCGTGTACTGATTCTTGCCCGCGGTCCAAGACAGGATGTTTTCGCCGGAACCGAACACAAAGTTCTCATCGGTCGAGAGTGAGTCTAGAAGATCGTTGAGCACCTCCAGGCAATCCGCCTCGTCAGGAGCTGCAATCGTCTCGCCTGACTGGTATGAATTGATCTTGCGCAGCGCGCCTTTGATTACGTCAAGCGCGGTCGTGGTTCCGATAGTCATGGCATTTCCTCAAAAATTCGTCTGCCCGGCGGGATACGCTACCGACATCGGAGGCGACGATACCGTGAGCGATACAGCAGCATTTGCCGCGACAGTAGCGCTTGCCGATGGATTCTGAGCACTGACGACATAGGGCCTCTCTGAGACATCGGACCAAATCAGCGTTACGGGATCATTCTCGAAATATCCAAGCGGCAGAACACGAACGCCCGCCGTGACCATCGAGTCTAGAGCGGCCTCATACTCCAAGCCGAGGACGTTGGGCATTGTTGGCATCACGGCGTTCCGTGAATCGCTTTGAGCAGCGCATTGATATTTGCCAACTGCCCGGCACTCGGAATGACTGGAAATATGATCCGCTCCTTGACCTGCTTGTTGCCGAACTTCGTCCCTGCGCCATTCGCAAACTCAGTCCATCCAGCGAGCGCGGTAGCGTTTAGCGTTCCAGTCGCCGCAGTTCCGCCGTTTAGTTGAATAGTTGCAGCACCGGCGGCGCTCTGCCCGATGCTGATAATGTTGTACGTGTTCAGCGTTGGTGAGATTGAAGCCGTCAGCGTCGTTCCGTCCCACATCTTTACCTGCGGCGTTCCGGTGATCTGCTGCGTTGCGAACGAGTTGGACGTTTTACCGTCTGCCATCACATTTGCGGAAGTCCACGAAATATAGTTGGCAACCTCGATTGCAAAATACGGCGCGGGAATCGTTGCCGTCATCTGCATGATGTGCGCCACGCCATCCCCGAGCAACTGCGGGGAGCCAACGATCTGCGCCAGGAGCGTTCCGGTATTCGCAAGCGTCCACGTCTCGCCGGTCGTGGAAGATACTGCCGTTGCGCCGTTCGTCGTGGTCTCGGGCCAGTCTGATGCGGAGAACTGCATCACCGGGCTACCGCCGATGCCGTTGGTCACGGTTACGCTAAAGAGTTTTCCTGGTACTGTAAGCGTGCCAGTCTGAGACGCCGCGATAAAAATTCCAGTTGTATTGGCGTTTTTCGCTCCGATAGTGGCGACGCTTTGCTGCGTTCCAAGCGCAGAGTAAGTTACTCCATCTGTAGAAGTGGAGAAATTGACGAGACTGTTTCCTGCGCCGTCGTTCGCGGTGAACGATATTTTCAAATAGCCGCCGCCCGCTCCGAAACTTAGCGCCACGCTAGATATGAAGCCCCGAACGGTGCTGCCTGTCGGAACGTCGACATAGATCTGTCCCGATGACTTCTGCAAAACATATATATTGCGCGTTGATTCACTGGTATTGGCGCCATTCAGAAACAAGATTTTGTCGGCGCCTGGCGCGTAGGTGTAGGTATTAAGGTCAAAATGAAATATTAGATCAAAATCGGCGCTAGGCACACTCGCCGCAGAATAAGCGCTGCTCAGATAATTGCCGTCGACAGCCGGAAACCACGCATACTTCTGCCCGCTGAACGACAGGATGATCGGCTGTGCGCCTCCTGAAGCGGTGAGGCTGGGGGCGGTGAACTGAGGTAGGTTCGTTACGGCGCTCGCGTTGAGCGTGCCGACAGCGTTTCCGGCTAGGTAGTCGGCAATCGCCCCAGCGGAAACCAACTGGCCGGTCAGGATCGAGCGGGGGCTACCAGCTTGGGCCTTGACCCCGCGATAGACCGCACCGGATGCGGCCTTGAACATTTACGACCCCTCGCCTGCCTGAACCTTGATGACCGCCGTAACGCCCGAGCCGGGCGTGATGCCGGTAATGTAGTAGCCAGACGGAATAGCGACGATGACCTGACTACGGGCGAGCAGGTAGTAACAGGCGTGAGATAGATTGGCCACGGCGGCATTTAGCTTTGCCGCGGCGTCGGTCACACCCCAACCGACTACGCAGTCGTTCGCCACATCCGTATTCGTCAGGCAGACCTGCTGGTCGACGGTATTGTTCTTCGAAATCGCCTGCACCGAGGTCGGAACAGAATTGGCACCGGTAAAACTGAGGAGCGGCCCTGTAGGCCGGAACGGGGTCATTATGCCGTCCGGGTAAAGGCGTAGGCGGTCGGGCTCGAAAACATGAGCGTGAAGCGTGCGAGGCCGGTAGCGCCGCTTGCCACGGTGAGCTGCCCGAAACTGGCCGCGGTCGTGGTGGCGGCATCGCTCAAAATGCCGTTCGTTGCGACGGCCATCGTCACGGTATTGGCTCCAGCCGTGTTGTCCACGTACAGATCAAACATGGTTCCTTTCTGCGCGCCAAGGTATGCTCCGAGCAACGTCCCGGTCGGCAGCGTGATCGTAGTCGCCGCGGCAGACGTGGAGGTGATGTAGCCGGTACCGACCTGTTGAGGCGATGCGGTAGCCGTTGCGTTGATCGCGGAAGCCTTATAGGTCACAGCCAGGTTTTGAAACATCGGATCGAGAAATGCGACACCGGATGCTTTTTGATTGAACATGATGGTTTCCTTTAGGCTGCGCGGATAGACAAATCGCCGCCCGGTTGACGCCGCATGAAATTGTGAAAATTGCCGCGATACTCTTTGTCTTTGGCGTGATGGTTCAGGCTCAGGTCGGGCACTATCCATATTTCCTCGCCCATTTCACGCCACCGGCGGCTGAACGAATAATCCTCGCCGTACCAGACGCCTTTGTAGGCGCCGTGATTGAACAGGTCCACGGAGTACCTGTCCGGGTCTCCGTAAAGCAATTCAGGGTATGCGCGCATGAACTTCTGAATAGCTGCCTTCGTGACCTTCAGGAATCCGGCTGGAACCTTATCGGCGCGAATCGACCCATCCGACCGGCAAACGGGAATGTTGTTTCCATCGGAAACAATCGTCCCCATGTACTTTTCTTCGTCCGTCTTGAAACGATATATTCCGGCCACTACATCGCCCTCGGTTGAAAGCAGCTTCAGCATGTCCTCCGGGCGCCACGACAAATCGTAGTCAAGATAGACAATGACATCTGCGCCGGCATCCAAAGCCTTGCGCGTCATAGTCGCCCTTGCGTGCGAAATATACGGGCACCCTATTTCCTGAACATACGCTTCCGTCCAACCCTGCGCCGTAATCAAGGGGATGGATTTCTCCAAAGCCTCGATATACGGCGCGGTCGGGCCAGCCAGTGAAGGCGTGGCGAAAACTACTTTCAATTACGCCGAACCTTTCCAGAGGCCCAGAGCGGTCAGCGTGTTCATCACCTCGATCAACGCGGCTTTCGTTGCCGTGTCGAGCGCGGTAGATGACGCCGTACCGACTAAGGAAGTGGCCTGCGCAGCAAGCGAACGCTGAGCGATCGGCGTGGCTCCGTAGAACGCATTCAGCGCCGTAGCGGATGCCCCGAATTGGTTCGGCCCACCTTGGTTCAGGTAAGGGGCCGGAAGCGTAACGGCGTTCGGGCCCGGGTTCGAACCATCGACGTTTGTGGTAGCGGGAAAAGTCATGTCATTGCTCCTTAGCCCGAAACCCGCACGCCGAGCGAGCGATACAGGCTACTAAACCCATACGCCACGTCCATCCGTGTCGGTTCCGCGTCGTTGTTGATGGTGTACTGCGTGGCGACCCGAATCGAAAGCCCCAAATCTTCGTCGTAAGCCCTGGAGGCTTCGACGGCCGTCCGCGGGAGCGGCAGGTCGACAAAAGCCAGCGCGAAGGCGTCACGATGGAAATACAGGTTCTCGGTCGAGGACGTTGCCAGAGCAGCGCCGCCGTTCAGCGTGACCGCGGGAGTGCCGGTCCAAGCTGTACCCGTTGCTACGTTCTGGAACTGGCCGCCAGTGATCGCGCATTCCGCAACTGTCACAGACAGCGTTCCGTCCGATTTGGCGGTGTAAAGCCCGGTCGTGGCGTTGAACGTGCCGTTGGTCGGGGTGCCAGCCGCAAACGCAGGGCCACCAGGCGCGGCGGCACCGGACATCTGCGAGTAGCCGGCCGGCGGAAGCACCACGAACTGCTTGAGGCTGTTGCCGTAACGGCTGCGGTTCTGCGGGTTGACCGGATAGAGGCCGGCAACTTGCATCGTATCGCCAACGTAGCAGGCTGCCGAACTGTTGGTCAGGCCGGACAGCTCGAACACGCCGGTCTGCGCCCAGCCAGAGGTCAGGATCGCCGTTCCGCCAGTTCCCGAGGTCAGTCCCACGAGCACCGGGGTTCCCAACAGGGAGCCAGTCGAATAGCTGGCGATGTTCGGGTCCTCGAACCAGTCCGCGCCGGCCGTCTTTGCCGCAACCATGCCGGTCTCGTACAGCTTGGAAATGTCGGCCTGGGGATTGAACAGACCTTTCAGGCTGTCGGCCATGCTCGAGCTTGCCAGCGGGTGAAGCACCGCCGAGGGCATCGATCCCTTCGGCATGCCCTCAGAGATCAGCAGGGCGCGTGCATCGCTGAAGTTCTTGTACGACGTCGGAGGCGTGCCGGGCGTCCCGATGCGGTTCGCCGTGTTCTGCATGGCGAAATAAGCTCCGTCCGAGTCGATCCGATTCCCCACAGCCATACAAGCCGGCTGAATGAAGCGGGACTCGAATTCGTCGATGTCCAGCAGCATGTTGATCGTGTTGAACTGGATGTCAACGTGATACTGATACAGGATCGAGACCGGAACGTAGTTCTCCGTGCTCGACTCGACGTTGAGCGCGGGACCAAACGTACCCAGGTAGCGCGGGGGCAGCCTGACGTTACAAGTGGCGCCGATTTTGCGGCCTTTCTGGCCGAATTCGCGATCATATTGTCTATTGAACTTGTCGGTAACGACGCATGTGTTCGCCAATACAGGCAGAGCCCGATTGGTGATCATGCTGATTGTAAGCAGCTGGTTGCTAATGATATCTCCTTAAGGGCTTATCGCCTTCGGCGTGCCTTCGATGCAGGGAAACGAAATTCCGCATCGGCTCGGAGATATTTAGTGTCGCTTCCTCATCGCGAGGTTCGCATTGTTGCGCTTCTGCCAGTCAGAGATCGTTTCCCGGATATTCATGTCGACCGGGTCTTTCTCGACTGTTGCGCCAGTAGTGCTAAGCGGCTGTATCACCGGGGCCGTAGTGCGGGCCTTGCTCGGGGTAATCCCCGTCGTTTCGCTGGCCTTGCTGGCCTCAGTGACTGCCTGCGGCTTTGCGCCGCCGTTTGATTTCTCTTTCGAGAATGGCTGAAGCGTACTCTCAATTTTCCCGATTTGCACTAATTGCAAGGCCGGTTTGAGCTTGGCGAGTGATACCACCAGTTCGGGATGCTTCGCCAGATGGTAGCCCAACTCGGCCAACATTTCCGATTCCTGCATGTAACCTGCGACTGCTGGCGGGATCTCCTGATCCGATGCGCTGGTCACATCCACGAAGTCAGGAACGAGCTTGATGGCGTCCGCGATCCGCTGCTTGGCTGCCGCTTCCATTTCAGCGAAGGCGCGTTCCTGGGCTTGTTTGGCCTGCTCTGCGGCGTGCTTGGCAAGGGCCTGTCCAACCTTCCAGTCGGTCAGGGCTTCGACGTACTCGGTCTCGGTCCCAAAGTTCTGGCGGTCTGGCTTGGCGGTTTCTTCCGCTTTGGCCTCGACCTGCTTTCCTTTCGCTGCATCCAAAGCCGCCTGCAGCTGGTCAGCCCGTTGCTCGGCCAGCTTGCGCTCGCTGTACTGCGCCGCGGCGAATTCCTCGGCCTCTTTCATTTCCCGGTGCTTCTTGCCGATGGCCTTCAGCATCTTGGCCGACAGTTCTTTCTTCTGATTGGCGGTCAGCCCATCCTCGCCCTCTACGTCGTCCGGGTGTTCTTCGGCCTTGTTATCCGGCTTCGCTTCACCCGGAATAGCGCCATCGCCGCTCGCAGCAGCCGCGCCTTTATCCTCGCCATTGCCTTTTGTTTTCGGCTGCTCAACGGTTTCCCCGCGCGCGTCGGCCAACACTGCCTCTTTGTCGCTACTGTCCAGCACTACTATTGCCATTCTCTGCCTCCGTTTTGGCTGATTGTTCAATCATTCTCTCGGCTTCTGCTCTGTGATGCTCGGCCTCGGCGTGCGTGTTCAGCAGAGACGCCCCAGCCCTGATTTCCTCTTTCGCAAGCTCGGTATGCGACCGGACCACGGTATCCATGCGCTTCGTCTGGTTCGATTCCTCGGTGTCATGGGCCTTCGTGACGGCCTGAAGGTGCGCCTTCGCCATGCCGAACTTGGCCTCCTGTTCCAAGCTCTGAACCTGCTGCTGCAGGCCCTGCACCTCGTTGGCAAGGGCCTGCACAATGGACTTCGCGCGGCCAGACAGCCCCTCCATGATCTTTTCCAGACCCTCGGGATTAGCCGCCTGTACGCGGTCGGCAAGTTCCTGCATGTAGGGATGGTCAATGCTGCGGAATATGAGGTCGGCGCCGAGCTTTACGACCATTTCAGCAAGGGCAGGAATATCCAGCAGCTTGAGCAGGTTTTCCGCGCCTTCCTCACGCTTGGACTCATAACCAGGACCTGTATCCATCACCACGTCATAGCGGCCAACAGACAGGTCATTCTTGATCTTCTCAATCCCGCCGTCGTTCGTCTTTTCGTTGAGCGTCACCATCTGCGGCGTTGAATCCTCGCCGATGATCCGCTGGATCCGGCCGGGCTCGGACATGTAGACCGGAATCCACGAAACCATGACACGCCAGCATTGAGCAATGGCAAGGGTGAGGTTGTCGAAGTATTGGAAGTGCGCCTGATCGCTCAGGAATTGCCTACGCTTGTAGGCTTCGCCCGATACGACTTCACCGGCTTTGTCCATTCCCGGCTCGCCCTGCATGTTGGCGACGGCCATCAGGTTCGTGCGCATCTGCTGCACGAACTCGCTGAATCCGGCCTCGATCTGCGCCGGCGGTTGTCTCATCGGGGGCGGAGGCATCACCGGACCGCTTGAGGTCTCGATTACCACGGGCTTATAGGTGAGGACCGAATACGCCTTCTGATTGGCGTCATCCCACTCAGGATGCCCGTCAAGCTGTCCCTCGGCTGCGACCCAAGGGGCTTTCGGAGCGAGGCCAAGGCGCTTGATCTTCGCGACTTCTCCGTAGTTCACCATCCGCGCGGGGTCTTTCAGGCTCTCAACCATTCCGCGGCGGATGATGCGGCCGTCAATATCTTTGACGTTGCCCTCGACGCGGAAGATCGGGATGTAGATGCCTGGCAGTTGCTCGCGCTCGACCACCTTTTTGCCGTTCAGCCGGAACCATTCGACTTGCATCTTGGAGGATTCGCGGTCTCCGTCGATCCTCATCCCGCGTTCGGCGATCATGGCTTGGACTGCCTCGATTGGCAGCAGCTTGCCATCTTCGCCGCGCGGCAGTTCGGAACGATACTTCGTGAATTCCTCGCCGCCCTGGCCCCGGAACAGGTAAAGCCGCTCAGCTTTCTCGCGCAGGCGGAAATACTCGGCCAGCCGGACCGATTCCTTGTCCTCCCAATCGAGCGTCAGCTCGTCGCGGCTCAGGTCGGCCCAATCCCGGTTCTCTGCCCTCGGATACCGGCGCTTGTACTCCTGGCGCGGCATCTTGATTGAGATAATGTTCCAGTTCTGGTCGTTGCCGGCCGGCATGATGGCGCCGGGGTCCATGAAGACGGTGAAAACGTTGCGGATAGGGAGGATACGCAGGTCTTTCTGGAACGACTTACGATCGACGAACTCAGCCACCAAACGGAAATAGCCCCAGCCGGCATCGAGCGACGAGGTAGAAGCTTGATCGTAAGCCACTGAGGCATCTGAACGCGTCTCGACGTGCCGGCCGATGCCGTTCAGTATCTCGGCAATCTCAACGTCTGCCCCATCGCCTACCGGATGGCACTTTCCGCGCGGCCGCTGCTGACGAATGTTGTTCTCGACCCGGCGAACAAGGGCGTCAGTCAAGTTGATGGTCAGTTCAATGTCATCTTCGGATGCTGTGGTCGACGGCGTGTCCTCCCACTGCTTACCCTCGCGGAACGCGATAGAGTCCTTGGCCCGCCTGCGGTTGTCGGACTCTGCGTCCGTGCCGATTTTCAGGCGGTCGCGGGCTTCCCCCCATATGGCGGCTTCAGTGAGCGCCGCAAAGTCGCGGTCGTCGTCCGTGCGGTCGGTTTCGTCGCTCATTTCCCACTTCCTCTCATGCCAGCCCGATACTGACTGAAACAAAATCCCACTTTGAGCCCATTATCTGCGCATCCATGAGTTCGGCCCGCCTCGCCTGATTGGAATAACCTGCTGCGGCGGCTTTGGTATCGCTGGGTCGCGCGCGAACTCCATGCCGCGCCCAATCAGGGACATAACGTCTACACCGTCGTCATATTTACCGCCAGGGAAGCGCATTAACTGGCTCATCAGATCGGCTTTCCACGGCGCGTGCTTTGGGAGATAAACCTTACCCATTGCGCACCGGGCTTGGATTGCTCGGGCTCTAGATATTTTGTCGGTGATGCTTGGCAGCCACTCAAGCCGGCAGAATGCTTGGCGTTCCTGCATACGCTTTTTCAGGAAAGGCTCAATCGCGCGCTTGATCGGGCCGGCCTCGCCAAACCAGATAATCGGCTTGTAGCGCAGGATGTACTCGCATTGGCGCTCAATCCAAACGTCACTAGCCGCTTGCTCTCGCCACCAATCCGTGACGTACAAATCCCCGTTGTAATCCAGCCCAAAGATGCCGTGCTCGGTGTAATCGCCCTGGCCATCCGACACCGCATAGTCCGACGCACCGTAGAAATGCAACTTGTCCGGCAGCTCCAAATACTCGTTGAAGTCGTCGCGCTGAAAGAAATCGCCCTCGTCCGGGGCCGGATCCTGTTGGTAAAGCGCATTCCATGCGCGAGGATCAAGCCGCGCCTGCTCCACCATTTCAGCGGTGAACCACTCTGGCCATAGGCGCTCGCCTGGTGCGCGAGAAAGTGGATCGGAGGCTTTGGCGATCATTGGCAGGCTCACCACCGTCCAGCGATTGGCTTCGCGGTCAAGGATGCGGCCGCCGAGGTCGTCCTGGTGCCAGCGAGTTTGTATGACAATCTGTCTGGCTCTTGGCTTAAGGCGTGTGAGAAAGTCGGTAACGTACCAGTCCCAATGCTTCTGCCGCACCCGCTCGCTGTCGGCTTCCTCGCGGCTCTTGATTGGGTCGTCAATAAGGCCAAGGTCAGCGCGCCGGCCGGCGATGGCGGCGCCCATGCCAGCAGCAAAAAACTCGCCGGCCCGTTCGTTCTCCCAATGGCCGGCCGACTGTGTGTTTTCCGACACCCCAAAGCCGAACACGTTGCGGTAGTCCGCTCGGGCGACAAGATTGCGGGAGCGCCGGCTGAACATTTCGGCAAGGTCGGTCGTATTCGATACACCGATAACCGACGCTTCAGGATTGCGCCCCATGAACCACGGCGGGAAAAGGATGGACGTGTAGGTGCTTTTCGCGCTGCCCGGAGGCATGAGCACCATGAGGCGGTCGATCTCGCCACGTTCGATAGCCTCAAGATGCCCGATAAGCAGGAGGTGATGGGCGGCCGGGACAAAGCCGAGGTCGAGGTATTCAATGAACGACGCCAGGCTTTGCTGCGCCAGCTTTATTGCCTTTGCCGCCTTCAGGAGGGTCAAGCGCCGCAAGTTCGGTAAGGATTTCATCAAGGCTCATGTCTCGCACTTCGCGTTTGACGGTGATTTCCTGCGATGCCTTCCCGTCCAGCCTGTCCGCAAGCATCTGCACCGCCCAGGGCTCCCCCTTCGCTGCGAGGTCAAGCAATGTCTCAGCACAGGCGCGCAGGCGTTTCCCGTCGTCTTGGGTAATGGCTCGCGCGACCGCATCCAGAAAAGGCCGCGATATTGGCCTCCCCGCAGGGTTGCCAGTCTGTCCAGGTTTCCAAGCCATTGATAATCAATCCTATACTGTTGACATTTCGTCACTATCTGGCGCGCGGATCATGGCTCTGACGGCTGTACCAAGCGCTCACGAAGTTCTGAGCATGTCCCGGATTGGTGAAATGCAACGCCCGCTCAGGCTTACGTGGGTCGGCTTCCTCGGGCCATAGCGTGATGGTGTAATCGGGGCCGGTGTTGCGCACGTTCAGGAGTTGGCCGGGGTGCCAGTCGGCGGGGTATTGGGGCGGCTCGGGTTCGATCGTCCTGACTGATTCAATCGTAATAATTCCGTCCTGCATTGATGCGGTCACCTCTACCGACTGATCGCCATCAGCGGACGCCGGATCAATTGCAACAACTTGGCGCTTGCGCGACTTTCCTTTAGGCCACGCCATGTCTGCGCTCAAAATAAAATTGGGCTGCGGCCGTTGCATATGCCTCTTTCAGCGTTTTGTGCGGATAAATCATGCTTTTATACTCAACAATCCAACAGGAATAGCATCTTTTGATGCGCGGCTTACCCTTAGGCCATGCCATTGGACATCCCTCGCGCTATGCCGAACAATCTATCGCGTTCTCGGCGCGTAGATGCGGGCGGCAATCCAGCTTTGGCAATCCACGCGTTTTGTACGTCGACCGCGGCCGTGATATGCGCCCGCTTGAGCATTTTTCTGCGGTGCTTTCCGGTCACGATTCAATCCCTACCACGTCAGCTTCCCGGCAGATCAGGTGCACCTTGTCGCCCCACATCAGACTTTGGAACGCGTATCCACGACTGCCCTGGGGGCTTCCCAACTGGATCACGTCCCCGACCTTGACCTGGGTCGGGATGAATTGCTGGCTGTCCCGCATCTTCGTTCGCTTGTGCTTGTCGGGGTGATCGTAGCGCTTTGGAAAATGCCCAGGTCCCACAGCCTTGACGATACCGCGGACTGGCTTGGTTTCCTCGATCACGATGAGCCGGGTTCCGTGGTCAACGTCCAGGGGCTCGATGATGATCTGGTCGCGCAACGGGAGAATCTTGGCGTCAGGCTCGACGTAGGTCGTGGAGTCGAGCGATAGGCTGGCGCTGCGGCCGTGGGTTGTTACAGCCATTTACTTCTCCTTACGTGCGCGCTCGCGGCTTTCCGCGTAACCTACCGCCAACCTTTGCTTAATCTTGGGAAATTCTTTCTTCTCGCGCTTCGACGAGACAAACCTGCCGATGAACTTGGAAAGTTTCTCACCTGTCTTGCGCTCTGGCATTTGCGCAGTTTATTCCTGTTTCGGCTCAATATCGTCGGTCTGGTTGGTTATGAGTGATACCAGGTCGTCCATGATCCACTGCGCATCAGCCCCCTCACCGTAGACGCCGACGAACACGCCGCGGGTGCCGTAGCCTCTCGGGGCTGGATATTTGTAAGACAGGATGTGGCCTTGATAGAGCCGTACCTGCAAGCGTCCGCGGGCTTGAATATCCGCCAGAATCTGCTCGACCCTGCGCCGCAAGTGATCTATGCGGACAGGATTAGCCACGATCAAAGATGCTCCGGGCACGCGGCCGCACGCTCAGCCTGGAACGAAAGCCCATTGCGCGGGGGAGGGTCCGCGCGGGCTGCGGCTTGAATCATGCGTACCTGCTGGCCACTTCGCGGAAGGCGTCGATCTCGGATTGCCTCGGGTGATCCGTCGCTGGCCAGGACTTGAGCGGCTTGAACTCTGGCGTCGGCGCCGGTTCGGTAGTGTCAAAGCCCTGCTTCCACTTATTTACCTGGTCGGTGAACTCGCTTTGTTTCATTTCCGTCTCCTCGATTGTTTAATCACGCTTGCTTCTCCACAAGGCCCTGCGTCAGCTTGAGCAGATCGGCCTCGGTCCCGTACCTGCGCTCGAACTCTCGCCGCCAGTGATGCCGCGACACGACTTGAGCGTTATTCAACTCGCTCCGGTGATGCGTGTAGCACAGGCACAAAACGTGCATTTCGCCAATCCGCTTGCTTCCGCTCAGCATGTGGTGAATGTCGCCATCTGTGCGCAGTCCGTTGCTCACAAGGCAGGCGATACAGCCAAGATCGCGCAGGCTGTCCTGAAACGATTGCTCAGCTTTTGTCACGCGCTCCGCTCCAGTTGATCGAACGCCTCGCGCTCACGGTTTGGTGCAGCATGAAATACAACGCCTAGGCCAGCGCCGTATGCCTCGACTTGCTGCATGTACAGCGCCATGCCGCGGACGAGCAACTGCGTGGTGCTACCGACTAGGACACGCTCGCCGGAAGGATCAATGTCCCATTTCCGGTAGCCGTCCTTGACTAACTCGTGCAGGTCCGGCGTATCGTCCTCGGGCAGATATTCGCGCTTGAAGTATTCGTGCCACACCTCGGCGCTGTATTGCCTACCACCGGCCCAGGCTTGCTCGGCAATGTCACGCAGCGGACCGGCCCACATCGCCTGATTTTGGTCAGGCTTCCGCGTTTTCTTTTCCTCGCGCAGGATCAGTTCAAGCGGCTTTTCGGCGTCGATTGGCGCGTTGCTCACGGCAGCCAAGGCAATGGCGCGCACGTCCTCGCTGACAAGTCGGATTTGGCGCGTCTTGAAGGCGGCGCGCACTACGGCAACTCCCGAACAGCCACGCCATGACAGGCAGCCATCAGCTTTGCCGTCCTGCGCCACGCCGCGAGGGTCCTGGTGTGCGGTGACTTGGCGTCGGCCACGACGCGCTTAAAGGTGCCATCCGGGGCTTTCTCGTCGAACACGAAATCGGCCTTATAGACCCCGATATGCTCACCACCACCAGCAAACAGGCTGAACTTCACTTGCCGCCTTAGACCGCGTATTTCGCCTGCCTTTTCGCGCATCTTCAAATCCTGCCACGCCCGCGCCTCAAGCCGACTGTCGAACAAGATACCGTCAACCGTTGTCGGCACGGCTTTGTACTTCGCGGGCTTTAGCTCGGGGGCGCCAGGCTTGTCCATAAAATGAACAGTGCGGCCCTTCACGCTTAGGCGGTCGGTGATCGCTTTCAGGTCGGCGGCGGTCCAGTTCATTTCGCTGCCTTCACCACCCAACGAATCGGGCTGAAGCTGCATTGACTGACCGGCGCCCTGTACTGCCACGGCTTCGCAAGGGAACAGTGCAGCCAGCCGGGCATCTTGTCCGCCTTGGCGTCGATGGAGTGAAGGCAGTTCGCGCAAGTTTTCACAGCGCGAGTTCCGCTTGGCCGATGAGCCGATACGCGCCAAATCGTTTCCCGTTTTCCATTCGCATTTCCTTGGCGATTTCGTGGCCTGCAGCGCGAAGCTCAGCAATGCGACTGTGGCAGGCCAAGCTTCCGGTAAGCTGAAAGGCACGCAAAGGGGTGATGACTTCACCGCGCTGCATGGCCTCGAGGAGTTGGGCGCACTGGCTCATGCGGCCATCCGTTGCGCCTCGGATTCGTCGAGGAGTTGCGCGGCGGTTTTCTTGGCTGGCGCCATCGCACCGTTTTGACGGAACTTAGGCCAGTCCTGGCGAACGCAGTTTGCAAATCCGGCGTCAATGCTCACGTACTCGTGGCCCTTGGAAGCGCAGATGTCGATAAAAGCGACGGTGTACCGGGCGATCCCGCCTTCGGGAAGGCTGTATTCTTGGGTGAGCCTTTGAGCTACCCTCTCCGAGGGTTTCCAATCTTCAGGGACAGGGACAAGCGCGCGTTTTTTGCGCGCTGTCTTTGCCTTTTCTGGTGGTTGGAGGCTGGTGGCTGGCGGTTGGAGGTTGGAGGTTGGAGGATGTCCCGATCCGGTTATGGTTTCGGTTAGCGGTCCGGTTACACTTCCGGTTTGGTGCACGGTTCCATCTGTGGTTATTTGTTCGGTTACTAATCCGGTTATGGTTTCGGTTGGTGGTCTGCCCCCATGCTTCCCGTTGTCGCGCGCCTTTTTCGATACCTCAATTTCGTGGTCGACGCGCTTCTGGTGGTAGCCGTCCGGTTCAATCGTGAAGAAAACGCCAAGCACCTTATCAACCGCCTTGCGATCTTCCGGCCGCATCGCCCGCAGCATCAGGTAAAGCTCCTGGTGGTCAAGCGGCAGCGGTTGCTCTTCGGAGTAGTAATAGTCGAGCAGGAGGTTGTAGGCGCCGTGTTCGAGCATTGAAAGCCGCGCGGTGTCGCGTAGGTAATCGCCAGAATAGCGCCGGTAATAGTTCACTCGTCATCCTCGCCCGGGGTGCGCTCGACTTGGCCGGCGCCGGCATAGGGTGTGTCCGTATCCCAATCCGGCCCGCAGGCCCGTTTCGCCATTTCCAATTGCACGTAGTTGAGGCTGCCGCCAGAACGGTGCTTATCCCGGAGCCCGTAGGCCCACCATTTACCCGGCTTGCGGGGGCTTCTGAGCATTTCCCTGATAGTGCCCATCGCCGCGGTCCCGATGCGCGTGACGGGCGTAGGCGCCCTGCTGAACGCGGCTTTATCGGCAACCGCCCGTCGCTCAACGTCATCCGAAACGGCGTCGCGCAGCAGCGGGATAATGTCGCCAATCATCGGCGGCTTTGTTTTGGTGTCGCGCCACAGCACCAGCCGCGGCCGCACCTTGTCCCAGGAGAATTCGGTAAGCGCCTCGAACCAGTGCTTGATAGCCGCGCCGCCGTACGGCTTCCGGTCGTAGCATTCAGCCAGTTCCTGCATGAACGTCTCGAAAGCGGTCAAATCGTAGCGTTGCATTACCGGCCCCTCGCCTTCCGCTGCACGTCCAACCGCCTGCAAGCGCGCGAGCAATACTCCCTGAGCTGGAACAGCCGCTCATAATTACGGCCGCACAGCGCACAAGTTGCGTCCACGGCAGGATGCTTGCGGCGGGGGCGATGGCGCCAGATGGGGATGGGGATCATGCCGCCTCCTTTTTCTTCGTGCCCGCGAGGGCTATGCCGCTAACTCGGCGCGATCTGCGCGGAGCTTCCCGCCAGTCTGCAACTGAATTAGCGCCTGCGTCTTTATCGGGATGCGCTTTTCTTTGAGCCAATAGCTGACGATCTGCCGCGTCACCTTCAAAGCCTTCGCCGCCTCTACCTGCGTGCCAAAGTATTCGATTACGTTTTCAGGGGTCATGTACGCATTTTAGGCATATTTTTGCAAAAGTCAAATTCTTTTCAAATAGTGCTTGCAATCGTCAAAAAGATTTGCTATCGTTCAATCAACCCGCCCGCATTCGCGTCTTTCCGTGGATGGTAAGGCCACAAGGCGGGCGGCGAGTACCACCAGGAGATGAATATGCGACCAAAGTACCTCCCGCGCGATTTGCGCCACTTCCGCACCGACCCGGAACCGCTCGGCGACTCGGCGGTGATGT